GTCTGCTTTAACGAAGTTGCGCGTTGCTTACGTAGAATTTTTTGCCAGAAGTGTCAAACTTCCGATACCATTACTAGACTATAAACCATAGTAACATGCGTGTCAAGCGTTTTTTGCAACTTTTTTCTTGGGAGTTTTGGTGGGTATTGACATTTATATTTACACTCTGATATACTTTCCGCCATATGACATACTATGATGAATTGAAATTTGAACAAGAGCGCAAGCTGGATAAGATGCTTCGTGAGTTACCTCCATTCTGCACGTTGTTTTTCTTGGAGCAAGATGAGATCGCATCATCAACAAAGCTTGCTTACGCATATGATATGCTGAGTTTTTTCAAATTCATATGTGATGGAACAATTCGTGACCTAACTTTAACGAACCTTGAAGAGGTGGAATTATTAGATTTGGAAAAATTCCTTGCGACATCTGCGAGCAATGCTGCGTACTCTCGCAGGCTTGCAACCTTGAAAAGATTGTTTGGGCACTTTCAAGCAAGAAGAGACATTAAAAATAATCCAACGCCTGCCCTACTCTTTCCCAAGAAGCGGATGAAAGAAATAGTTCGATTAGAAAGAAAAGAAGTTGGAGACATGCAAAAATCTGCTTCGAACTATAGCATTCGAGACAGGGTCATAATAACAATGTTTCTTGCCACTGGTCTTCGTGTTAGTGAGCTTGCAGGATTGAATGTCGGCGAAGTGAACATGATGAACAAAACCTTCACTGTCACGCGCAAAGGTGGAAAGCGCGACAGGATATTTATGAATGATGCCCTACACTCACAAATGGTAGATTATCTAAATTGGCTAAGACCCGCCTCACCTAACGAGCCATTGTTTCAAAGTAAGAGCAAAGGCAGCAATCGGCTTGGATTACGCTCGATCCAACTATTAGTCAAAGACTGTAGCATACAGGCGGGTATCACAGACAAGGTAATAACACCGCACAGGCTCAGGGCTACGTTTGCGACACATATGCGCGCACAGACAAAAGATATCCATATGGTAGCAAAGTTGCTTGACCACAGTGATATAACGACGACTGCAAAGTATTACGCGGGAATTAATGACGACGAAAAGCGAGAGGCAATAAATGCGTTAACATATTAATACTTCTCTTCAATATCGTGGATTGTACAGTTTTGTGAACTGAGCCAACTTTTGAGAATGATAAGTTTGTCAATCCTTGATATGAGTTCACTGTCTTGATAGATACCGTAGCCGTTGGAGTCGTAGTGGACAAGAATGCTCTCGCCCGTTCTCTTTTTGTAGATTATCATTAATTTGTCCATGGTTGGATTATAGACAACAAAAAAAGAGGGCTAAGTGCCCTCTTGTAGTTCTTCGGTGTCGATTGCGAGGATTTCATCTCGCACAAGTTGCCTGATATCGGATGAGGGAATATGTGCCTTGTCTGCGTAAAGGTTGTGGAACTCTTCCATGGTTGCAGATTGGCGGATTAATTGCGATGCGTACTCTCCTTTCATAAAGCCGTATGAAAGATGCATTTGCATAAATCCCATGCCTGTGGCAAATACGGCTTGCGCAATTCGCCAAATTAGACCGCCAAAAGAAAAATCAATAGCTGATTCGGCGACAAACAATCCAAATGCGAGAGCAATGGCAATCGAGAGTCCGCCACCTGCTATATTCACGCCCCGCAAGTGCCTTTTTGTGGATGCGGTTGTAGGTTCATTCGTATCCCCGCTTTCATCTCCTATAATGTTGTCAGGGGTATACCTCTTGATTTTTACTCGCTTTGCCTTTTGAAAGGCTCGGTATCTTTCAAGTTCCTGCAACTGCTCTTCCGTGCGTCTTTGCAATGGGTGCCACCATTTTTTTCGCTGACTTCGTCTGTGGTCAAACGATACCTGCTTTGCTTCATCGCGCTCATCAAAGTATTTTAAATAGCCACCAACTTTTGATAAAATCACAAATCGCTTTTCGCGTAAGTTATCTGCATTTTTCTTTTTACAAAACTCGTCAAGGTGATGTACTATGGGTTTGATTTTTTTGTAGGATTCCCTCTTTTCAGTTGAAGCAATTGTCACTGCCGAGGACTTACTGCCTTTTGAAATTCCTTGCAGGGCAAACAGGTTTCTCATGACAAGAGCAAGTAGTAGAAACATTCCTGCCTCTGCGAAGATATCTCCGATAGATCGCCCCGATGTTCCAATTCGTAACATGGAAATTGCGATGTATACCAGAATTGTGGCGCCAGTTATAAACCACATTAGGTTGTCAAGAACAAAAGATTTCATTTCATTGGGTTTCATTAGACCCCCCTTCCTCGCGTCGTGCTTGCATCAAATGGAACATTCGTCCGATGAACCATGAACCACCCACCATCAACCAGTAATTGAGCAGGCGATCGGCAAAAGCGTATACGCCAAGTGCGATGCCTATTCCTATCCCCCACCACACAAGAAAGAGGATTGAGTTAATTGCAGAGCGAATTGTCGGTCGTCTTTTTTCAGCGAAACGTTTGATACGTGATTGAACTACAAGGAAAACAATACCAAGAACAAGACATGTGATAAATCCGATGCGAACTCCTGCAATGACCGTTGGTGCGCGCGAGGCAATTTCAATCATAAGGGCGGCGGGCACGATGACAATGAACACGAAAGCCAACCACCTAAGATAACGCGGCTCGGCAATTTGCAGTAACTTAACTAACGTTTTGCGTATCACTTCTCACCTCCTGCGCAAGTTTTTCTTTCAGTCTTTGTCTTCTTGATCTTGCTTTTTCGGGCATCATCTTCTTGACGTCAGGAAGATGTTCAGCTGTCTCCATTGGCTGCGGAATTTGCAGGAATGTTGCGACATACTGTTCAAACTTCATGCGCTTGTTGATTGTCCACTCTTCTTTCATGGTTGATAGAAGCGCAAGCATCTGCACATCAACCATTTCTCGCGTTGAACCTACAAAAGCTCGCAGATCGTCACGTAGGGCGTTAAACTGCGTCATCAACTCGGCTTTATGGATTTCCTTTTGCTCAGCAATTTCTTTTTTCAACTTTCGCAAGACCTTGCGCTTGCGCCCAAGGAAGCTATCGAGAAGATGCCAAATACATATTGAGCCAACAAGCCCACCAAGCAAACCAATAGTAATTTCCCAAAAGAAATTTGTCATGAAACACCTCCATTGCATCGTTGGCAAAACTCCCAAATCTTGCGCCCTGTGGGCTGACCAAGGCTGTCTAGCTCCTCTACTTTCTGTGGTCGGCAACCTCCGCGTAGTAGCAGGTTTAGCTCGACCTGAGCTGCATGCTCAAATTGCGCGCGCTGTTCAAAAAAGAGTTTCGCCTGCTCGGTCAGACGTCTTTTATTTTCTAGCCCTGCTTCGAGCTTGATGATTTGTTTACAATTTGATTTCATATTCCTCCTTAATTAAAAAAGATTTCAATTGAACACATTGTATCGGTTAACGCAAGTGTTGCCCTCGAATCCATGTTAAATGTGCCTGCTACTGGGAGAGGACTAATGCTTGTATCTGGTGACAAATTGATTGCCCTCGTAGTCAAAATACCCATTTGCTGCCCAGATACATTCACGAGAGTTTGGCGAAAACCAATAGTCAATCCACGTGCTATATGCGGCTCAGGAAGCATGCCCATAAACAAATCGGCTATTGTAGTTCCAAGTGGGGATGTAAGGGTAATTTGTCTAGTCGCAGAAGTTACATATGGATACATCGTGAGCACAGTTCCATTTCCAATGGTGGTTGTTGGTGTAGTGGGTGCATTGCCAATGACTCCTTGTGGCGATATAGAGAATCTAGTTTGTTGAAGAGGGATGGCTTGAAGAAGGGTCACTTCAATTCTTGAAACTCTTCCCCCTTGCTCCAATATTTGAGTTATGGTATCACTCACACCGCTCGGCACAGTCTTGATAGCTAAAAATCCGAGTGACACCTTTGTGTGCAGCCCTTCAATTGCTCCCTGCACATTGGTCGGCAATTCAGGAGTTGCCGTATTATCGAACGGCGTTTCAAGTGCAGTTTGCGTGGGTGGAGTGTCGCCACCACCTATATTCACGGGCTGTCCGTTTGCGGTCATTACGGCATTGTTGTTTGCGTCGACGTCTAAATTGATATCAATTCCAACGCTTCCCGCCATGACCGCAGTTTTCCCCGCTACTCCCGAACGGTCAAATTGTCTTATTCCCGCCATTTATGCTACCTCCTTTTCTTTCATAGCGCAGTAAAGCGCATATGCCTCTGCGACACTTGAACATTGAATGTACGCCAAACCACTAGTTGTCTCTTTCAGTAGTAACACGAATTGCCACGAGAACCTTGTTCCGACCGCGACGTTTGGTGGCGTCACTTGCTCGATACCCATTGCTGCCGTAATCCGCATTGGCATATCAGCGAATGCGCCCGTGTTTGTGTTGTAACCCCTTGCCCATTGGTCAACTTGGTCGATGAAGCGATCAAATAATGGATAAGTGACTGGGTCAAGAATGACATTCGATTCACCCGTTGTACCAACTGCATTTTGATTTGCATAACCCCAAAACGACACAATTGAATCATTTTGTGCGAGTTCATAGTCAATCGCATTAATTACCCCATCGTATGTCGCGTTGCTGAATGCTTGATTGAAGTAATTCGATGGAATAGTTAAGGGAATGGTTGGAACGAATAATTTGCCATCCGATCCAACTTGTAACAAGTTGCCAACATCGGCACTTATCAAATTAGGAGCAATGTTATTAATTTTATTTTCCAGATTGTTTTCAGCTTGCCAGAGTGCTTGCACTTGTTGAGTGATGTCCTGATTTACTCCCTGCTGTGTTGTTGCCGCACCTGACGGACTTTCCGTAGTTGCATCGATAACAGAAATGCCCGCGGTGTCTACATTTGCTACTACACTTCCGCCAGGCTCTTGGAAAATTCCGCCGAAAATCGTCACATAGCAGTCCGAGATAGCATCTTGGCTCGTAGCCATTATAGAGATATTGCCTGAACCATCGACAACGTATCTCGCCTGAATTGGCTCGCCACTCCCGACATCTGTCAAATAGGCAAGTAGCAACTGCCTGCCGTTCGGAAGAACAACACCCGTTTGCCCATGTTCAGATTGCGGGATATATGCCGCCCAGTAGTCACCAGTGCTGTGATATGTGAACCTGTCGCCTGTTATGGTAATCGGACTTGGTGTGAACGAGAAGTTGAAATTAAAATTTCGCTCGGGCAATGTAAAGCGGATAAATGACGAGAGATTATTGGTAGATGTAAATACTCCCAAAGCCATATCTGTGGTTGAAAGAGTTGCAGCCATCTTGAATAATAGCTTGTCACCAACTTGCAACAAGAACGGATTTTCACTGTCTAGCCCATTAAACATGTTATTGAGTAGTTGTACTCGTCTTGTCACTCCGTCTTGGAATTCAACTCCATCAAGGCGCGCCGATGCGAGTGTTTGCACCATCTCTTCGTTTCTATATACCTCGATACCAAAAATGAAATCCGCCGTCATATCGGCGCCAATGTTTGTTTGATTTGTTGCCATTATGTTCGTGTCAATATGAAATATATCGTCGTGAGAGATTGTCGTTGCAATTTGGATAGTTTCCTCACGAATAACGCTATAAACACTGAATGGATTGTCAGACGGAGAGAATGCAAAGCTGAACTGGTCTTCGATTTTAAATGTACTACTGAGTAAGGAACTTGCAAACATCGCAAGCATTTGGTCTCTACCAAAACTATCGGATATGCGCCTATAAGTCGCGGGAATGCTCTCCCCGTTCTCGTCACTCAATGCCCTAGTCGCAATTTCTGCAATCGCTGCGGTATCTGCGAGTGTCGCTCTGCCAACTGATTGCGTACCACTTATAATAGATGACTGGGTGGCTTCAAGGTTTGTCGCACGTACACGCAAATTCGCCAAGGCAGCATCAAGTAACTGCCATGCCCCACCACCCTCGGTCGGCACATAAAGGCGTCTTAATTCGGCTTGCATTCCACTATAAACCACATTCCTATCCGCGGACGGAATGAATCCTTTGCCGAATGTTCCGATTATACTACCTATCGCAAAGTCGCTAAACTTTACAATATTTGCAATCACAGCTCCATCCCAGTTTCCTGTCGCATCGAAAATCCATTGCATTGTTTGGAGTGCCACTCCATTCTCATCAACAAGTACAGACCTTATCATGTCGTTAACCTGAGGCACGCGCCCCATCTGCGACATAACGAGCGCATTTAGGTCATCTGGGACAATGGGGGCAACCGTTCCAACAAAATCACCAATAAATAACCAATCACCGCGGACAGAACCCTGCAAGTTCGCAATATCGTTTGCATTCTGATTAATCTGCACATCTTGCAATGCATCATTCGCTTCAAGGTCATCAAGACGTGTGTTTTGCACTGCCTGCTCGGCGTTGATTCCATCAATCTCTCTGTCGATGTTATCAACTCTTCCGAATAGCTCGTCTGCCTGTGTCGGCTCTATAGGTTCGTCGGGCGTATCTGGGTCACTTTCACTTATGTTTATCGTGACATTTTGACTATTACTAATTTGATTAATAACTGCACCACTCGCGTCTGTGACGATATTCAAAACGCGAACTGTGAAGATTGTCTCACCAGAATAAAATGCGAACTCCCTTGGCATTTTACGCTGAAAAAGGACGAACTCGTCACCCTCGATTTGAATATTCTTTACTCGATTCAAGTTGTATCGCCTGGACCCGACTTTGTTTCCCGAGGGAGTGATTTGGGTTGAGCGTATCGATACAGCGTTGCTTGTTGTTGTCTCGAAGCTCTTAACACTGTCAAGCAGTAGTGATCGCGGAACAAGTATATTGATTAACACATTGTGTGCGCTGTTTTGATATATTGGAAAATCGCGCAAAACTTCCGCGGTGCTCCCCGATTCCCTTAGTCTTATTTTTATTGTTTGCATGCTTCGCATACCTCCTTTAATTTGCAACTTGCCTCGCATGTCTTTCGTTTCTCCTGCGCCTACTATCACGTCTCCATGCATTTTGAATTGTTCTGAATGATGGTCTACGATTTGGGTCTCCACCTCGCGCAACTCGTCTTTGGTATTTGACCCATGCTGCCTCATGATGTTTTTGCCACCCTGGTAAGCGCGACTGCGGCGAATATGTTTGTAGCCGTTGAACAATCTTACCTTCTGCGTTACGGCGAACTGCTACGCGCCCAACATCATCTGGACCAACTGTCTTCAAGTCACTTCGGCTTTCGGGTTGCTCCTCGGTGATTCTTCTTGCATGCCGCACCACTCCCATTGTTTTAAAATCGCGACCCGTGCGCCAATGTGTGACGAGCAATGTGACGATGCTACCTCGGCTAACAGATTGCCCTTCTTTCAATCCAACTACCTTGTAGCTGTAAACTCTCCCACTGTCGCTATGTCCGTAGTTAATGTCGATCTCTTTCTCGCCGCCGTGCAGGTTTCGCTTCCGCGCGAATGAAAAGGCGGATATGCCACCTCGTCCACCTGAACTACCGATTGCACTAAATGCACCCCCGCCTCCACTACCTTCACCAAAAGAGCTACCCGCGTCTTGCAGTCCGTCACTTTCGTCGTCCTCAGTCATACCGAGTGTGATTGGCGGTGCAATAGGTTGTGGTGTGGGTAATGGTGTTGGTCGGATAAATCTTGATAGATCGCCGCCGAAGAACGCGTCAAAACTATTTGCTCGTGGGAACATTGACCCTCCTTAATTTAAAAAGCCCCGCTTGGGGCTTCTAAATTGAATATCTACTTACTTTTAGTTTGCTCTAACTTGTACTCGTAAATTGTTTTAAGTGTGAACTTATATTCAACAACGTCTTTATATAGCTCGTCTTCATTTTCTGTTACAAATTCAAGAATCTCTTTAAGGTATGCCATCTTAAAGAATGCCTTATCAAGTTTTCCCCTATTGAATTGCTCGCTTGCTATTTCATAGGATTTTGCAAGCTCTTTCAGATAAAACAACTCTTTAACTTTATCACTTTCCGAAGAATACCTGACATCATGGAGTGCTTTTTTAACAGTGAAAATCATTGTTCTAAGCTGTATCTCGTTTTGAGTCTTGATGTTTTTGCTGGAAAAAATTGATATAGCAATTGATGCAATTATAGCTGCAACTGCGATAATTGTTGTGATGATTTCATTTGCTCCAAACTCCATTTACACCACCTATATTCCAACACTTTTTTCAAGCTTTGAACGAATAGCTTGGAGCTCAGTAGGGGCTTCCTTAAAAATCGAATTAATAATAATCATCTTATCCTGAGTCTCTAACTTTTGAGCAGTTCCCTTCCATACAAGCCCATTTATCCGAGTGGCAATATTAAATATATTAAGCTCGGATGGATTTCTTTTTAACTCCTCATAATATGTCTTTCCCAAATCGTTCAATGTTGCCATGCTCATAATCTACCCCCAACTAAAACTTATGTCAAATAGATTTTAGATGTTATTGTATTCTTACTTTCGACATATTTTCCCTATTGACACCACAAAACTGGTAGCCTATACTTAGACCATCGGTAGGCTATGGTTTCACCATAAAGAGTGTCTATGATGGGAGGTAGGATGAAGAAGTTAGTTTTAGCACTTGTCGCGCTTGGAGTTTTAGTTGTTTCACCGCTGATATTGGTGGGGTGTTCTGCTAAAGATGATGGATGGATTAGGGTTATGGCTGTTGTGTTTGGCGAAACAACATTCGAGTCGAGTGCTTTTATAGATAAAGAGCCCTTACTCGGCTTTGAAGGAACTTTGACTGGGGTTCACCATGATCTTCATATATCTGATAATTTTATTACAATAGGAGCAGATGTGGTATTTATCGAGCAGATTGAGAGGCTCAGGGTGGGCGACACTGTTCTATCTACCCCTAATCCATTGGCGGCGCGCTTTGTGATTACTGGAATCGAATTACATGTAGTATATGTCAGATATGTGAGTGACAATCGAATTCAAGTTAGGCATGCTGGCTTGACCCTTACTGTCATTTCCGACACAATTGTTGTTGCTTATTTTCGAGACCCATCGTGTAATATTTGGGGACCTATGGTATAGGGTTTTATAAATCGAATACCCGATGCAAATCTTTCGGCAAGATCCACGCGCTCGCGCTCACTTATTCCCAATGTCTGAATTGATTCAATATTAGCCTGAATAAACCCTTCTTGTATCATAACTTCATCAACCATCCCATATTTGTAACCATATAAATCAAAGTAATTTTCCCATGCAGTTATAACGTGTGGTTCAACTCTGTAAATGTCAACGTGAGGCAAAAGACCAGAAACCCGCATGTTTACGAGAACATTTGCATTACCATTAAGCGTCGGGGGGCTTGCTTCCAAGTCTTCAAGTGTTTTACGCTCCATTTGAATACTTTTGTTCTGCTGAATATTTAATGATCTCTGTGCAGTTATATTTGAAACACCTGCTCCAATCGCACCGCCGATTGCACCAAATGCCGCACCTGTCCCTCTGCCAAGTATCGCACCACTTGCCGCACCGACACCAACTCCAAGCCATCTATTGCGTTGTTGCTCCCTTAGCATCTGTCTGGCAGTTTGTCGTTCAAGCTCATTTCTGCTCTCCCAGTTCTTTCTTGTCGCAAAAAACTCATCCATTGCAGAAATGTATATCGGCAGTCCCGTGTCAGTATTTTGAACAATAGCTTTGTAGTTTGCAGTGTTAAATGCGTAAAAACCACTGTTTGTCGCGAGTGTTATTACCGTATTGGTGTTTTCCGCCATTAATTCGTCATAAACGAAGACAGAGCTTGTATAGCCAATTCTTAGCCTATCAAAAGCAATATAATCACCTAGGTGATCAGTTATGCGAATCTCTTCGAACTCCATGCCTTCAGTTTTTCGACTTGCAGGGATGAGTTCGATCGGAAAGTTAAATGTGCGATTACTCGACAAAATATATACTGCATTTGTTCCAGTAATTCCAACTGTTTCGCGCTCTTCTTCGCCAGAGTCCTCGGCTGGAACAATACTACTTATTGTGTCCTCTCTGAATTGCCATGTAATTCCGTGGTCAGCTATATTGAAAAGTGGGATATTATTGCCATTTCTATCGAGCCAAGTGTTCCCACTAAGCTCAACTCCGACACCGTAAAATCTAAAACCCGATGTCCGCAATGTCATGCCTACGGTGATTAATGGTAGTCCAAAAGCGGGGCTTACAGCAAATCCAAAGTCTCTAGAGGTGAACTCGCCGACAACTGTTAAATTACCATCGCTTCCAACAGTTGCACCCGTAAGTGAAAAATTCCTAGTCATTGATCGCGCTGAACCTGTTGCCATTCTCATACTCAGTCTGCACGCGATCTGAAAGCCTTGCGGTGTTGCGACTATCTCTGCATTATTAAGACTTACCCATGAAGCAGAACCAGTGTCTACCGAGAATGCAGCTACTGCACTATCCATCGTAGTATCAATGCGCAGAAACGCATCAGCATTTAACACGGGAACGTTGACTGTATCAGTCTCACCATCATAGGATAAGTATTTGAATGCAGATTGAGCGAATGGTGGGTATGGACTCAGTTTTATATTGAGTATATATGGTCTTAGGGAATTTTCAGCAACACCATTACCGTTCAAAACGTCGTTCAAGGTGTCAACATTCCATGGAATAGTCTCATTACCAAACGTCCATCTGCGAGATAGCGGTGCACATAGAACAATGGTTTGCGTATCAACATCATCCACTTTATAAATTGGAATGAGCGGACTAGTTGAGCCATTATTTAAATCAACTGGTTTTAAGAACACATAAATCCATCGCTCGCTACTAAGAATTGCGTTTATTTCATCTGCGTTCTCGTCAGTGCTTCCTGACAATTGCACATTGAAGAATAGGCGTTGGCGCTCGGCATGATACTTATCCTCATTCACACCCTCTGGCACTAATAGTGCATTTTCATACATGATTTTCCTCCCTCTGAAACAATTCACTGTCGACCGTGCAGTCAAACATTACTTTTTTACCCATATTGAATTTCCTCCTTTACTTATAAAACTAATGGCATTAGAATGAAGACATGTTAAATCTTGAAGAGCAGGAGTGATCAGCCGTCAGTTCGTGAAGGGGACGGCGATAGCAATTTACTGGCTGTCAATACCTTTAATCATAGCAAATCTTGTTCGCATGATCATAGATGGCGGGACAGATGCCATTTTCCTGTCTATCATTATCGCAAGTATGTCTTTTCTAGGTATTAGAGTATTGGTCAGTTTCCTCGTTGTCGGATTATTAATTGCCGATAAAAAGCGAGAAGAGCACTTCCGTGATGTAAAGGATAAAATTTAAGACCATGGCTTTATGAGGATATTTTCTTTATACGGGTTATATTTTACTATATCGCCCCACCCATACTTAGTATCATTATTGCATAAGAGTTCATATAATTCCCAAGTCATTTTTAAGTTTGGAAACCATAGTAGCCATGGTGAATTTGGATTATCTCTACAATTTTTGTATGTCGTCTCAAATTCGCTCAAAAACTCATCCCTTTCGATGAACATGCTTTTTTGCAGTTCCAAATATTGGCCAGCATGCGACAAAGAGAGCTCATCTCTTAATTCGTTAAGAACCCAAAGGGCAACAGAAGAGCAAATAACCTCTTCAAACCCATTTTGGCTGGCTCGGATATGTATATGCTCCCTATATCTATTTGCGAATATGTAATGCATATATTCATGTGCGAATAGAAATGCAAACTCTGTATCCTTTGGTTGTAATTCAAACAAGCCCAATACAATATATCTCTCTATATTCCACGAGCCTGATCTGCCTTGTGCAATATAGTAATATACTGTTGGTTCTGGTAAACTTTTGCCTTCTACATTAAATTTATCATTTAGTAACTTAATAATCCGTGATTTAAGCTTATGCAAAAATGGATTGAGCTCAAAGAAATATGCCTGCACATTCTGTTGCTCAAGGTTTTTATACGTACTTGGATCGTCCATTATGCTGCGGATTCTTGAATCATTTGTCAGTTTCATTTTCCTCCCTGTGATAATTATATAGCAGAATCCAAGATGGTACAATTAATATCCATCGAGCCATCTTTCATAAGGTCTCCCTTACTTAAGGGGAACAGTTTCCTATCTTTAATAAGCGCCCCTTGTAAAAAGAAACTTTCGGTAGTTTCATCTACAAATGCCATCCTTTCCCATTCCTTAGCTTGTGCTAATGTAAATGATAGTCCCCCTAATCTCCTTGTGTCTATATTTCATAAATGTCTCCTTTTATTTTTTAAAGCATTGGATGTGAGTGTTCTGTCGCGCACTTATGTACGGCTCGTTGTACACGCTCCATCATGCACTGCCCAAGATTAAAATCTTGCCTGAATATATGTATTTGAACGGTATGGGCAGAGAGAGTAAGTAGTATTTGACTCCCTGCTCCTTCCATTAATTTATTTATACTATAGAACCTATAGTATTCTACTGCCTCTGCCCCCCAATCCACCTTCTTCACAACCGCGAAATTCTTCATCAGCGCAACTTCTTTCGGGAACGGCTTGCGCACCTCGTCCGTCATATCGCAAACACCATCATTGAAATACACCTGTTGCATTTCCATGAGGTTCTGCATATTTGGCGACCGAATTTGTTTCCAGACTCCACCCTGCTCTTTGACTTTGTGTTCGTAATACGCCTGTTGATTTTCTTGCATGGTTAAGTTGTTTTTCTCGCCAGTCATAGCATCAATACCATCTTCGAACAGTAGTGTTTCGATTGTCGACGCATCAAACGGCGTATCAATCAACGCAATGTACCACCGCACGCCTTCGCGCGACACGGTGTCAGCGTCCTTGAACGAAACATTAAAATCACCAACCTGTGTCCGAATCTGATCAGCATTCGGATTAAACGCCAACTGCACAGTTCTAACAAAAGGCTCGCCTTTTGTCCAAGCAACGCCGTCCCAGTGCGTCAGCTTATATGTCTTGCCCAACTCCCCCGAAAGAATATCCTTCCGTATCTGCACCGCGGGCTTGTTATTCCTGTTATATGGAACTCCTCTAAAATCGTAGCGCAACGTCTGCTGAACGACAAGACTCTTCGTGAACTCTTCACCCTGCATGGAGTTCGTCGCGTCCATACGATCGACCGAAATACTAGCCTGTGTATATTCCAATTCTTCGCCATCTAATAGCCACTTCGAATTAGCTGAAGTGACACCGCTAACAGTATAATTTGCATACACACCAAGAGACACAACAACACTGTCACCCTTACCATGAAACGCACTCATAGGGTCGCTCTGTGGGCTATCGAAAGAGAAGTGTACAAGACCCTCTCCAATTGTGAACTGCTTATCATTCAATGTCCTTACAAGGCGCTTGATGACACTCTGCAATCCTGTCGGTAAAATATTTCCCCATGTGACACTCGTCACAAAGCGCAAGGAATATCGATATGGAACGTTCTCAAAAGTGCCAAACGGCGCCACAGGGCTTTCGAGTGCGTCCACATGGACCGCAGTATATCCTGCATTTATCAACTTCTCTTTGCGTGTCGCATTTAATTCACCAAACTCTGGGTAGACCTTAAACTTGAGTTTAGCTTTTAATCGCTTGTCTTGCTCGAGGTCATCTAGTTGTTTTTGAAAAAATTCTTTCATATTCGCGGTATTAAGCATCGTCATCCTCCTTGTCTGCTTCATCCTCTTTCCATAGTTCAAAATTCGGATCACTGAAATTAATAGTCTCAACTACTAGTTCTTGGAAGCCAATTCTAGGCTTCGGCAACATCATTACAACGGGTCGAACTGGCTCTTTGACAATGAAATATTGCCCTTCGGGAAACAGTGGGTGAATCAACCACACAAGATCATCTTGCTCTATCTTACCCTGGTAATTTGTGCGTAAATGCAATTCTGTCGCGTTCGATAATAGTCTGCCATCGTTCTGATATATTCCGTGCTTGGCTCTTGGCTCATATTGAACCCACTTGAAATTCTCATGATTTACAAATCTTGCAAACTGCAACTCCACTTCTTCCCCATCACAATTTATTTGCTTGGAAAAGACAAATCGCGAATAAAGCTTTGCGGGCTTTCCCCCTGGCAATGGAAACATTATTCCTCCTAAAAACTACTTGGATCGAGATGGAAAAACTGAGACACATTGAACCATCGTAACATTCCTAACTTTTCAAGCGTCCTCAATGCTTCTGGCGCAATATCGCTTACGTCAATAGAGCCATCATTTCTGTCGATCGTATGCAATTGCAATTTTCCATCTCTGTCAATGTAGGCACGAGATATTTGGTTAGCATCCTCTTGTTCGAGCATGAATCGAGCCTGTGCTAAAAGTACACCCCTCTCAAACTCTCTTCGCATAGCGTATTGGTTTGGATAAATCGTTTTCGGCGCAGTCGCGATTCTGTATCTTATTACCCTATGAACTTCCTGGTTTTTGACAAACTGATAGATAATGTCATCAATTTTCTTGCTCACTTTTTCAAGAAAACGATTCAAATTCTTGTCGCCCATAAACTCGGTAAAAGTTAATCCATTTTGGATTAGTGCATGCTCCGTTAAATGGTATCGCTGGACAAGCGGGTCATAGACCATATATTGGGTGTCGCAGGGGAATTTCAACTCATTTCCAAGCTTGTCCTTACCACGCCTGAAATCGCACGGGTCAACATATTTTCGATTTGTCATATCTACCATGGATAACCCTCCAATCTTTTTGTTCTTGTTAGAAGTTGTTCAGTTGCCTTTTGTCTCTGCGCGCTCTCTCTCGCCCATTCGGCTTTGCTTTTGTAAAATCTTCCACTCGGCAAATCGGCAAGCACATTTATTCCATAAATATCCTTGATACGTATTCCCGCTTCATGTAGTGCTTTTGATTCTGCTTCACTTCTGCTCGCATACATCTGGCTAGAATGGAGAATAGTAAACATTGTTTTGTAGTTCTTTCTGCTTATTGAATGAGTCACTGGGACAACAACATTTTGTCCCGTCCTGTAATTTCCAGTTCCCCAATAAGCAAACAGTCCATCCTTGGGATCAGGGTCATGACCATAGCCGCCAAGATACATTTTGTACATTGGAACTCCTTTATTTTGTAGGCATTAAAGGTTTAGCCCCTCTTGCCCAAAAAGAAAGGGTTAATCCCCTTTCTTAGTCAGCTTCGCAATCTCGGCTTCGAGTTTTTTAACTAAAGCTACTAGCTCCGCGTTGTCGTTAGTCAGCTTCGCAATCTCGGCTTCGAGTTCGCCTGTCTTGTCTTCTCGCAAAATTTCGACAAAGCCTCTCTCCATCAACTGCCTAGCACGCTCTTCCCTTAAAACTGGTTCTTCGCCACATTTATGGGTCTCATTGGTTTGCTTGCATATAAATGCTCGTATCACTCTTACTTTAACTTTAGATTTCATTCAATCACCTCCGCATTTACTTTGGCATAGGCAAGTGCCGGGTTAGCAACACCGCCGCCCATAATACTGTCACATTGTCCGTACGAGCCTGTGAAGTCAATTGCTGGAATTAGACGTGGCGCCCACAGATCGGCAGCAATTCCGAATGTGTCATGGTCATAGATGATATACTCGCAGTTGGCTGCATTCCCTGTATTGGGTAAAGCATTCCCAGCAACTGGAATTGCTATTGGTGTACCTGCACCAATCAGGTTAGTGTCGTATAGGTTTATGCCAAACAACTTGCCAATATTTCCAGTCCTTACTAACTCTTCGTTAGTCTGCGGGATGTAGGCGTTACCAAACTTGATAGCAGCCTGTTGGAATAGTGCGACCATATCTGGGTTAATTAAAATAACGCTTGGGCGACCGCCGTTGTAGCGAATTTGTTTTATTGTATTTGTCATACTGAGAATTAGGTCATCTAATGTTGCGGATGCAAGTCCACCACTATCAGCCGTCAACATCGCCCCACCAACCTCAACTTGATTAACAATCGCTGGTGTTTTCAGCAAGTAGCTCATGTATTGAATTTGGCATTTCTCTTTCCATGCCTCTATAACTTCATTCACTTTCTCTACGCTTCTACCACTTGAACGCAGAGTATCTACGATTTCGTAGATTTCCTCACTGACATTGACCCTGTCGTACCTTGGAATCATTACAAGGCTGTCCGCTGTCTGGGCATGTGTGAACTTCATGCCTCCAGCAACTCTTGCGTCGCTTACAATTACATTCGGCTTTCCTAGCCTCCTGATATAAATTTGACCCCCGCGCTCGGTATACTTATCTGTAAAAGTTCTACCTGGCTGGAATGTCTGGTCCTTGAATAGGCTTCCAATAAGGAGACGACTAAAAACTGTGTCGGCCGTCTCGGTTGCTTGCAGCCTAAATGAACTTGGTAATACTTCTGCCATTTTTTTTTCTCCTTTTTTTGGCATTATAAAAGAGCTTGCGCCTAAACCTCATGCCTGTTTATTTGGTTTAATCTTTAGTTTAATCTCTTGGGTCTATGCCCATTTTTCTTAGTGCTTTTTCTTCTGCTGTCAGCGGAACCATCTTATCGCCCAGTGGCATGCCAAAGCCTTGGGCGCCACCTTTCTTGCCTATCCATTCTGGCGGTATTTTCCCTCGAATTTCTTCAATAGATGTCCCAGTCTTTATTTCTGGCAAGAGAAGTCTCCGCGCCAAATCTAGCCTTTCCTCTCGGACTCCAGCTTTGACAAGCTCTAACTCAAGCTTTGTTTCTTGTAGCTGGTCAGCTAGATTTATAGCTGGTACGCTTTCTGCTTCGGTAGCAATTTCAATCTCTTCGACTTTCTGAGATTGTGGACCAACTGATACTTCGTACTCTTCGCCCAAAAGGGCTTTAAGAGCTTTCTCTTCGGCACTATCCTCTTTACTCTCTTTGAGTATCTCAGTTTCACTAGTCTCGGATCCCTCTTCTTCCTCGGTTTCAATTTCGACCTTAGATTCTTCTTCGCCCGATTCTACATCAACCTCAATCTCGACAGCTGGTGCATTGTGAGTCTCGTGATTATCTTCAGCTTTGACTTCTTCTCTCTCAATCTCTTCCTCTGTGTCTATGTTTCTTGTCGATGCAAGATGACGCTTGAATACATCTCGGAATTTTGGATTAAAAAAATCAATGCCTGCAATCTTACCTAACTCGCGCTTAAACTCTGTTGAGTTCATCATATTCCTCCTTATTTGAGTAATTTAGCCATTTAAAACGGGGTGGCTACACCCCTAATATATTTCGCACTTTATTTTACGACTGCGACAGTCTATTATTAGGCGGTTACGGCTCCTATCTCCTCAATTACCATTTATTTATTGGGGCGGTATACCCACGATCTCCTCACTCTCGATCTTCATTAGCTCTACCTTAGCATCCTCTTGCTCGAAGCCCTCGTTAAGGTCTTTGATTGCTGTCTCGTGCGATTTTAATCCTGCATCCACCTGTCGAGCGAGCACCTCAGTAATATTCTCGACGCTCGGATTGATATAATCCTTAAACTTGATTTTTATCAAGCCTGAGTAGTCAAGTATCTCCCGATTATTAATGTAGTCGTCAATTCGTAAGTAGTTATTTATTAGCTCGCGTAATTTTGGCGCCCATGAATTCAATCGCAATTCGCGCGTCCTAATACTTGTTCTTTCTCTTGCCTCTTGGCTTTCGGCACTGCTATTGATACTCTCTAATCCAGTAAGTCCAACCGTAGTAGGCGATAAAGAGGCTTTGTTGATTCCCCAAGAACATAGGGTTTGGATAGGCTTAATATGCGCTTCCCAATCAATATTACCTTGAATAGTTTCAAATAGCTTATTGCCACCATCAGTTGAGCCAGTCCCTTTCGGTTTTATAATACGCTTATTGAAATAGTTGACACGCTGGTTTTCTCCTTGCGCATTTTGCGGAACTAAATCTTGGTCGAGAAAAACTTTTAAGCCTCCCATTCTTATGGCATCGATTAAATCAGATATTGTTTCGGTTAAGGCTTCTTCAATAGTATCCAGTCCTTGAATATCTGGTACTCCGCGCTCACCTTTGTACAGTTTGTTCTGATTTGGGTTTTGCTTGTAAACTATTGTGGCGAAATCTCTAAAAGGCAAGATTTTGTCTGACGTGTCGACACTAGGAAAATATGTACCGCAAAGCTTTAACATAGGCTTATCATTAGGAGCAACATACTCACCATTGACGACAAATCTGTACGATATCGTTAAAAATCCATCATCGTTAATATGGTGTATCTCGTGGAGCTCGTAACTGGGGTCATCTTCTGAAACCTCTTTTACTACGTAGGAAACAATGCTGCCGCGATTACGATTCACTTCGAGATGATGCGGTTCCACGATGTCAATTAATGGTTTAAGTTGGTCGTGCGCCGGGTCATAACTAATGCGATATGCGAAATCTCCAATCCCAGTCTCCCAGTATACCCCACTTATAAAATGCTGTTCTAGAGACTCTGACTCTTTAAGCCGATTCAAGTTATCGTCAACTTGCGAATTGCCTGAATCGCAATCAAAGCCGCCACCTGCAACCAAATTAACCATTGATTGCACAATCATTGGGATTAACCCAAAGTATGCGAATGCTTGGTCTCTTAAATAGTTCCTAAAAAAACTGTCTTCTATCTGCATGATCAACCAAGGGTCTTTGAAATATTGCATTACATCAATCTGGTAAAAGCGGCGAATTATTGCAGGGTCGTTACTAAGGAGCGCTAAATTCTTTGCGAGATTAAACTCATAGATAATCGGGTCCCTAATTTGATCTATCAACTCTTTACGTTTTAGGTTGAAACTAAATTTTGACATTAGCTTATCTCCTCACTTTTGAATAGTTTGTCATTAAACCTCCGTGGGGAATGTTTAATCATCTTATGGAAATCTATAATTTCGCGCTCCAAGGTTAATCCCCTGACCGTCTCTTGAACTTTATTCTTCTCTGGCGCAAAATCATCAATTACCCATCCATAGCCCTTATAAAGCTTTTCGTATGTGGCTGCACAAACCTGCTGGCGAAGACCACCCTTGATGATATTAAGCATCCCTCCTCCTATCCTGTTGAACCAGCTTTGCCCAATTCTCCGTAATTGCATAAGTTAAACTGTCGCCGTCGTCATTATCCTGAATGTTCAAGTCGAGCTCGGCACCATCCTCGTCCACAAGAATCCGTGTGTGTGCATTGTAGCAGCTCGACGCCCTGTCGCTCCATAATAAGCGTCCCTGCTTAATAAGCTGTTTCTTGAATTCGCAGCGACTTACACGATTTATACCGCCTTCACCTTTGGAAAATTTAACAGCAGCTTTAATCGTCATATTTGGGAACTTTGTCTTTGTTTGCCAAGTGCGAACAATAATTCCATCTGCATTATCAACTACGATTTTCTTGAACTTCTCCATGTAACGAACCCAGTATTGCTCCGCCAGTTTCTCGACCTCTTTTATAATGTGGTCGTGACTGTGAGCAGGAATAAGCCATCTCTCCAATGTAATTATCCGCTGATACTCTTTCGAGAAGCCTACTAGCTTGGCAATGGTGCTTGCACTTGATGTATTGTTAATATCTTGGTTGCTCCCCATGTCGACCGACAAAATGATCTCATCTAGGTAGTTAAGGTTGGTATCGCCATAGTCTCGTAAATGGATTCCCCTATCCATCAGTTGAGCATATGCCGCTCCCTCTATGAAGCCGCGACACCCAAGTACTTTTGAGTTGTGATAGAATGAGCCAACTGGATATAATTCTACTAGATTATTTCTTTGCTCTTCGCTCATGTGTGGGGCATCGTCATTGAGATTAAAGTGATAATAATGCATATACGGCTTCACTTTTCCATTTGGTTTAAACTGCTCCATCTCTGCCAACTCAACGGCAGGAACCATGTCTTTGAATTGCACTACAGCATGGTTCAATTGCTCTGTATAAAATGCTTGAGTAGGCAATCCACCATTAGTAGTTCCTATTAACTTGCATCCTCTACTTATTGCACGTCCGATACACTCGCGTACACAATCGTCATGCAATTCTGAAACCTCTTCAAGTATGATGTAGTCGGGCTCTGAGCCCAGAACTTTTGACCACGAGGCTTTGTCATCGCCTCTGAGTATATATATATCCTTGCTGCCATGTAAACCATAAAATTTGAAATGAAGACCGATAGTCTTACTCTCCTTGTATTCACTGAACAAGAAAGGAAACATGTTGTAGAAACTCTTTTTATTTTCGAGAACATTTCTTGCGCCAGTTTGTTTGTCTTTGAAGATATAGAATACTTGCGTTCTCTCTGGTGGCAGGTTATTAATCTCGTCCATCATTTTAATGCCTGCGATAAGAGTTTTTCCTGTTCCAGTTGCCCCGCCCATAAATATTATTTGGGCATCGTCATGTAATATGGATCGCATCTTCGGCGTCCACTTTATATCCTGTGGCTTCATTCAACCTCCGAATACTTCGCTTGCTTAGTCTTGGTGAAAACATCAAGCCCCTATCTACGGCTTCCGTTCGCATTTCATCTTGAATTTCGGGAATTGTGCGGTCGGCATCGCCAAATGTTTTGTCCTTAATCTTTGCAAGTATGAGGCTGATGATTTCATCCCATTTCTTTGTGAACTTGCGAACTCGTCTTTTATTTTTACGTGTCCAGTGTTTTGGCATAATTTCTACTCCTTTTTTATAGACTCTACATAATTTTTAAACGCGTCAGCATTTTCATTTGTCTTTAAATCAATCTCGTCTTTCGGCTTCTCCCCAGCAATATCTCGAATAGCGTTGAATGCCTGAATTCTTTTGTCTGGGTCATCAAGTGATCGCCATAGCTGCGAGAATGCATAAGCGGCGCCTGTCATTTTTATGTCGCCGTCTTCCCACTCGTCTTCAAGAAATGCCTTAGCGACAGCTTTGAGTTGCTTTAATTCATTGCGCGCCTTGCCGCTTGCAATTCCACCGCTTCGGGCAATCTCTCTCCGTTCATCCACTGTTCGTTGGTCGAACGGTCGCAAATTCTCAATCATTTATCACCTCAATTAATCCGAATCTCGTCACGTAGCGCGGCGTTCACCATTTTCTCGGCGATGCGTAAATCTCTGCCTCGCGTGCCCATCGTGAAGTGCGACTGGTTGTCGCTCGGGTTTCGCAATCCACCTCTTTTCATGGCATCCATATTGCGTCTTTGCCTTTCTTGCCATTCGCGTTTCTCAATCTTCTTTTCATAATCTTCCAATTCCCGTAAGCTCAGGTACATGTCTGCATTTCCTCCTTGTTGATTTAATACAAAAAGCCACGACAATTACGTGTTCGTGGCTGCACGGCGCTCGCGATACAGCGAGTCAGTACTTTGACTACGGGTCCGCAGATTGCCGTAGTATGTGGTGTGAAGTAGCGCGCGTAAGTGCGGGGCGCATTCTTCCACATTACAATATAACACATAGACATAGTGGATATCGCGCACTCTTTTTAGAGCATAAGTAATTCGGCTACTGTATTTGCTATAAATTTCTTGTGATTTTGAAATTGTCGACGTTCATACTTGATGTCAAATCTTTGCTTTAATAGGTGAAACGGGTATTCTCGCCTATGCTGACAGTAAAACACAATTGCGCGGATTAATTGCTCCATGTCATTTTCACAGAGTTGACGCATCATTTTGTCTGGGTACAGCTTATGACGCAGTCGTGAGAATGCCTCTTCAACTGCATTAATTCTGAGTGCTGGCGCAGATATAGTTGTCAGCCTTTCATATTCAAGACAGCGCCTTTCAGGGTCCCCTGTTCTGTTATCGGTTGCACCGTGACCCATTGGCTGTTCCGCGGTTGCCCCGCGGTAGCGATCGAAAATTAGTTGCTTCTCCCATGCTATTCGCTTTATATCTTTGAAATAGCCTGCTATGACTTGCGTTGCACCGTTTCTAGTAAGTCGCTTCTCCCCCATATCCAAATATCCTTTCATAAATCCCCCTATTTCCCATCCTCCCAGATCAGCGCGATAATCGCAATCGCCGTCAGGGCTACTGTTAACACTACCACTGCCATAAATTTCCCCCCTCCTCTTATTTAAAACATCATTTCTGTCTCGTTTGTAATCCCTTTGCATTTTTTGCATTTTCCATAGTTCAGAATGTCGTCCGCTTGTCCACTGCCCGCCGAAGGAAACAAGACAGCGTGCTTACATTTTCTGCAATAGTGGGTGCCACAGCCCGCATATATCCACTTTTTCTGAGGATAACGGCGATTAGTTCCCCATCTTTTTTTGCGTTTAAACATCTGCCCCCTTCAATGCCGCCTCAGCCTCGGCTTTGGTCGCGAACAAAGCACTCTCCCTGCATTCACTTGTGTGATAGCCCTCAACTGGGTACCATATACTTGGCTCGCCAATAATTTCATGTTCTACAACCTGCTTTCGATTGTCGTTTGAAATTGTTGCAAGGCGATATACCTTATGACCGACATTGAACTTTGGCACTATTACTCCTGCGTTGGATAGGCTCTCGGAAAAATGTTCAACCCAACTATCAAATTGCACTTCTGTAAAATCATGGTCGAATTCGTTAAGACCGTCTATCAATAACATCTTCAATCGTTCTTTGTTATCCATGTACATCTCCATCCTCAAATGAAAATTTAACTATTCCATGTTTCTTTGACTTTATTTGTGTTGAACCTTCTTTGCATAACTTCCTAATTCCCCAGAAGACAATTTTCATTAACTCGTCTTCTGTCACTGCTCTCTTCTCTACCCATTCGTCTCCCTGCTTATTAATTAAACCGACTAAGAGATTCTCGGTAAATATTGCTTCACCGATTCTGATTCTTTCTACTCGTTCTTTATTTGTCATATCTTAAACCTCCCATAATTTACTAATCCTTGAAAATGTGTTACTGACGTTTCGTATCCGTAGCTTCCTTGTCCACCTGAAAAGTTAATCTTTATATATGACATTTCGTATCTGTTAAAAAGTTCTACTACTACTCCCACGTGTTCTGTTTGTGTGTCGTAGACTTGTGTTCCTATTGTCATGATTCCTCCTTTCTCACTTCTGCTCCGCAACCAGAGCAATAATTTGGCACTCCACTTAGCCATTTGCAATCACAGTTACTACATTGAGTCGGCGCAAACGAACGATAGGGTGCCAAGATTGGATGACATACTGCTCGCTTAGATTTTTCTGCAAGCGCAATCGCGTAGGTATATGCGCTTGCAACTTGCCACTCTTTGTTTTTCAGTGCCTGTGTTTCTGCCTCTATCAACAATTCGATTTGTTTACTCTGCTTCATTTAACCTACCTCCATTAATTTGTTCAGTGCACTGTAACAAGATGTTTTCAGGCATATGTTCTGAACGTATACACCAAATAGATACCTGTTAACGATTCTCCAACCTCTTTCTAGCGAGCCGCCACATATGCTACATGTCATTTTTGCCTCCAAAATTTTTTACATTTTTTACATTGGAATCTATGGTCAGTCCTAACATGCTCTTCGTCGTCATAAACGTGAATAGCATTATAATGCTCCCATTCATGGCGACATGGTAGTCGTCCTGTGAATAGAATCGCTATTATCCACACAATCACTCTCCTACCTCCTCTTTCCGTGGCAATATGAAGATATTCGCTGACTTTCGTAACGGTTCTAACTTGATATGGAAGTATGGATTAATAATTCCAATCATGTAATCAAGCACTGTAATTACACTCTCATAGTATTCACAGTCCTTTATGATGCCTTTTCTAAATACATTTGCACTATCTTCAATTTCACGTCTTAATTTAAACATTCCAGCTTTATAATGTTCCAACTCCCTGTTATACATTTCAAGTTCTACCTTAGTCACCTTGCACCTCCTATCTCTACCTTCATTAAATAATTCAAGATGTCAATTTCTTTTTGAACGCGTTTAACATCTGTAAGGCAACGCGAACCATCTTTAAGGTCAGTTATATTTTTTTTTGTAATTTCCCTGTCTTGAAGTTTTTCCTTCAAGTATTTAATTGCCTCTTCTTTCATCTTGTTTCTCCTTTTAATCACTTGCCTTAAAATTGTAAACTGGCTTCAAATGTTTTATCACTTGTGCAGTTGGTCGCATTAGTTCTTGAATTTCCTGCCAATCTTTATACACGAATGGTGCTTCGTCAATCGTGTCCTTACTTATGCAGGTCGAGAATATGCCATCCATTGATTTCTCGTAATCTTCGAGCTTAAATGTTTCTTTTGCTTTTCTTCTACTGTATAGGCGTCCTGCTCCATGTGGGGCTGAGAAGTTCCAGTCAGGATTTCCCTGACCAACAGCCACAAGCATTCCATCTCGCATGTTCATAGGGACAAGAACTAACTCGTCCTTTTTCGCAGAAGTTGCACCTTTTCGCAGTATCATGCTTTCTGGGTCAATGTTATGGCAGACAGTAAAGTTTTTGCCGCTATATTCATTTCCAAAAACTTCGATTATGTTATGCCGTTTCCCATTGTTCGAAAATGATTGTGTATAAAACCCATACACCCACTTCCCTGTCTTAATACTTTTCCCCCTCTGCAATCTGTTTCTTTTCATATATCCTCCTTGATTTTGATTTGTTCTTCGGGCTTGTATCCCACCTGATTACCGCATTTGGGACACCTTCCAGTAATAAGAATGGGCGCCAATTGTGGTAACATTGACCGCAAATCATTTGACACATTGCGATTTCGCTTTGGGGAATTCCGAGATCTTGCAAAGTTGATTTCCTGAACCTACCACAAGAGTTGCGGCGTTGGATTCTGCCGTTTCTGTGTTTAAACATCATTTCCCCCTTTTTTGTCCTCGCAGTCTGGGCAGGCAGATGCCGCGCGCGATGTTATGCGGATTACTTTTTCGGTGCCGTGTTCGACTTGGAATAAGTTCTTGTAGTAGTCAAGTTCTTGTTTGTGTTCGTTTAGTTTCTTGATGATTTGGGATTTTTGTGTCAATCGTTCAATGACGAGATTTATGATCCCCAAGATGAATGCCGCAACAAAGAAACTAAATGAAATCCAATTCCATGTTGTCACACTCCACCCCCTCTTTTGATTTTAGCCCCGCAACTGGGGCAGAACTTTGCCCAGTCCTCGCAATCGCCGCATACCAGTTCGCGGCAATTACTGCATATGGTTTCGCCGTGTTCTTCGTAGAAGTGGTACTCACACTCCCGCGGGGCGCCAACATCCATGTAAACGCGGACATATTGGGAGTTGCCGCGGTTGGCGTAGGGGGTGGATTGTTCAAGGATTTGGAAGTGTCTGGATATTTCTTGTGTGTATTGCGTGACCTGTTCGCGTGTGCCTTGGATGCGTAGTTTAATCATTTTGATTCTCCCTTTAATTCAATTTCTACAATCGCCTCGAATATCGGAAACGCCTGTGCGGGGACGACGGCGTTGCCTAGGCATCTAAGTCTGTCCACCCCTGCGGAAAACCCATCATCGTTTCGACGAACTCCGCGGCTTGGATTGGTGAATAACCGTTCCACATAAAAGCGTAAGGTATTCTGGTAGACCTGACATGCCCTTTGGGGGAATGCGTTGTTAGGCTCTTGTACAGCGACATTTGCACGTCTGTCTTTTTTGTGAGAATCCACGCGGCGCCGTCGCTTGCCGTTGGTGTGGGCAACAATGAAAACCCGATCGCGTTTGTGCGGTGCGCCCGCATCACAAGCGCCCCAAATTCCCCACGATACGCAATACCCCATTTGGGTAAGGTCGGCGAGAATGCGGCGGAAATATTTGGAATTGGCTCTTGCGAGAAGTCCTGGAACGTTTTCACCGACAAACCAACGTGGGCGAAGTTCTTGGATAACTCTTGCCACTTCGTTCCACAGTTCACGCTCGTCACCATAGCCCGCACCTTTTCCCGCAAGACTGTAAGGTTGGCACGGGAAGCCCGCGCTAATGACGGTTGGGGTTCGCAGTTCGGGGCAAGCCCGATAGTTAATTGTTCGTATGTCGCCATAATTGATTACTCCTTTGAAATTTTTTGCGAGGACGCGTGATGCGTAAGGGTCGATTTCGGATTGCCCGATGGTTGTGAAGCCCGCGAGTTCGGCGGCGAGGTCGAGACCGCCGATGCCCGAGCAGAGGGAGAGATGGGTCATGAAACCAACTCCCTTAATTTCTCGCTACCGTATGAATTACCAACCAATTTTATGACCTCTGCAATTGGCATCTCAGTCTCCCAAGTCCAACCCTTAATTTTTTGATTAAGGAAGTTTGTGACACCCATTTCGCAAGCACCAGTCAAAAGACGGTAGTCCATCGGATTCACAGTCCCCTTATCTTTGATGCGCTTGATATGCTCAGCGGCGCTCTGACTGCGCAAGAACTCAAAGTTCACATCTACGATTGCTTTTTTAGCTGTCTCGGCGTGCGCAGTTTGACCATCACGCTTTGCGATAAAGCACTTCTTTCTGTCGTAGTCAAAGGCATATTCTACTCTACAAATTTCAAACTCGCCCGACTTCTTGCGGGAGTGCATAATCATCCAGTAGCCATCGACTTTCTCTACGGGCACGATTTGACCATCCATCAATGCATAGAACTGGTCAGCAAGTGAAACTTTGCCTTTATGGTCTTTGTAATTCTCGTTGCCAATCTGGGCAAATTGAGCATTAATTGGTTTCCATTCCAAACCAATTTCTTTCCATTCAGTCAGCCCTATCCAGTTTCCATCAGCAGCACTGGCAACACTTCTAATACCAAATGCACATGCGAATGAGTTCCTACCTGTGTTCAACGCTGAGCTTTGGAAACCTGTGTTCAACGCTGAGCTTTGGAAACCTGTGTTCAACGCTTTTGTGCGTTCCTCAGTTTGGTGAACTTTCTCGCTCGGCTTGCAGCCTCGCTTGATTATTTCAACCTGATGACTGATAAAGTCTTTCAATGACAGCTTCGACTTTACACCATCCTCAATTAACAAAAAGTTATTCAACTTCCCATCTTCTCCGACCAACCTTACATCAAATGGTATTTCTTTCGCATTACTCTCCATGCCCTCAACTGCATACATTTTTTTACCCATCTTCTCCTCCTTTTGATTTTTCTTAGACTTGCTTTTGTTTAAGTTTTTTGAACTCGTCGGTTCCGTATTTCTCGCATTTCTCTCTGAAATCTTTTGGCATTGTCGCGCTTTTCCCGCAATCTCGGCAAATGTGCGAACCCATAGTCAACTCGTAGCGATGTCGGCGTGGAGACTCGTATTCAAATTCTGACTCTTCCTCAAAATCATCTTGATACCAGAGTTTTTTATCCATCACCTACCTCCGACTGCTCAAGAAAAATCGTCCATGTGTAAGCTTCTGGATTGCCAACATCTCGGTCGTTATTGTATGCTTGCATAAATGCATTGACTGCCTGCGAGATAGAGTGCGGGGCAACGCTTAGTCTCCTTAAAAATTGAGCCTCGAAAATTACTCTTCCTGCGAATCGCCACCCACGCTTTGTTTTTGATTTCTGGTAAGCGCGGAGAAGGTGCTTGTAGACTGTTTCGACATGTTCGCAAAATGACATGCTTGGGGCATAGACTGTAAAACAAGTGCTGAGTGCAGGCTGCTCTAAGATTTTCTTTAAAACTGGGTCGACTTCTCTGCCTTTGTGAAGATCCATACTTCGCGCGCGCGCGTCAACAACATCAACTAAAGTTTCAGTTTCTTGTTCAGTTTCAGTTTCGCTTTGCAAACCCTTTTCAATCCACTCAATACCCTTTGCACCGCTTTCACTACCCTTTATATTTCCCCTGCCACCCTTTGCACCGCTTTCACTACCCTTTTGAAATAACTCAAAACCCTTTTCGACTGCAATGGAAAAACTCTGCAACATCGCATCAGCAACTGCCGAAATCCCCTCTGGAAATTTCCCAGTAAGACTGTAATCAGCGAGTGCGATAAACACTTCTGCTTGATACTCCTTGGGCAACTTCTTTATAGAGTCAACCTGATTTTTAAACAACTTGAAATATTCACGTTGCATCATCTATCACCTCCTCACCCATAAATTCTTCGAACTTGTCCATCGCCTTTTCGCCATATCTTGAAGTCTTCGGCATAATGTGTAAGTGCTTGAAAATCTTTCTCAAATCCCTGCGCTCGTTCCTTCCGCCTTGCTCTAAGCCGTCATAGTAGCCCCTAGATGGCTTTTGCTCGGCGATTGCAGTCTTTCCCTCTCCCTGCCCACCACTGGTTTTATTAAGTAGCTGAAACCCGCTACCTGCATAACTTTTTATGCAATCGCGCTCCATTTCATCAAGCAAAAACTCATCGCATAACCTAGCAATCTCGACATACCAACCAGTAGGATTTCTCTCACTGTAAAAGCCGCGTTTTTTTATTGATAAGTCAATGTGCTGGTATCCCGATAAGTGTTGGGCAATTCTACGCAATAGATTTTTTGCCTGCCCAACATATGCATATTTGAATCCGTCGTCATATCGAGTAAACGCATATATGCCAGAGCGATAGTCCGCATTTTGGCAAACTTCCAGTATTCGCTTTTCATTTTCCGCTTGCGCACATTGACGCATTTGATAAGAATTCCTTTTCATTCGACCCCCAATTAAAACGGTAAGTTATCATCGGCAACAGGCTGCATTCCACCGTCACGCGAATCTACTTGCTGTGATTGTTCGCCGTCTTGCTTTGGTGTTAGGAATTGGACTTCGTCTGCGGTCACTTCCATAACGAATCGCTTTGACCCGTCTTGTCCGTCGTATGAACGACTGCTGAGCTCGCCCATTACCGCGACTTTGCGACCTTTGGCGAGGAACTTTGCACAATTTTCGCCCATTTGTCGCCAAGCACTAATGGTAAAGAATTCCACTCCGCGTTGACCGTCGGGACCCGCGAAACGCTTGTTAACGGCGATACCGAACGAACATACAGCCACTCCGTTAGGGGTTTGGCGAAGTTCGGGGTCACGCGTCAAGTTACCAATCAAGAATACCTTATTCATTTTATACCTCCATTTTTGTTGTCTCTCCCCACAGCGCTATCATTTTTGCGAGCTCATCAGGTGTTGCGGTTTCAATTCCTAATTCCTGCGCCTCTCGGATTGCTCCACTGATTAACTGTGACATCTCTTCTGTGTTTAACGTACTTGTGCGCTTGTAGAATAAATATTGCGAATACTCAATGCCATCCCTACCTTCAAAATCGCGTAGCCATTTTGAATAATGATAGAATTCATCAACCCACACGGTTTTCGGAAGTGTAATAATTGCATCTTGATTTCCATACTTGGCAACCGTTCCATATTCAAGATTTATTTTAACTTTGATTTCCTCGGGGCTGATAACTCCACCATCCTTGCTTAACTTCTTCGCAATTTTGTCAACCAAGACATGGAAATATGCATTTGCATCAAGGCTCCGATTCTTGCGCTCGCGCTTGATACGCACTTCGAATGATTTGAATTTCCCAGTTATAATTGCTTCCAAAAATTCATTAAATGCTCTATGTGTCTCCGCCTTGGCAGATGTCATGTTGGCGGTGTTAATTTCTTTCAAAATGAATTCCATCATGCCCCTCCCCATTTATCAACATAGATTTTCCACAGGTCTTCGGTATGTAAGAATTTAACGAATCTGCGAATGATATTCTCCAACTCAGCCCCACCATCAGGCAAATAACTTTCTTTGTATAGGTCTTTTCCATCGCTCACCAGATATGTAAATTCCTTTGCGCCATCTATAACATATAAGTAAACATGGTGTTGTGCAGAGCTTTTATATTTGCCGACATCATATTTTGAAACTCGCTTAATATCATAGATGTGTCCTTGCTTCAAGCAGTCCAATTTTGCATGCATCAGGTATTTCTGCCCATCAATCACAATGTCCCTGAACTCTTCAACTTGCCAAAATGAACCTTGAACAATTTTGCTAATTTCTGCTACTGTTTGACCAAATTCTTTTCGGCATGGAATCGGTTTTACATAGTCTCTAACCTCATCCTCGAAGTCAATCCCGCGTTGCATTGCCTCGGTGGTTTCTCCGCGTTCTCGTCGCAAAGTTTTCACAAAGTCAGAATATGCTTGCTCTAAATATTCTTCGGAGACACTGTGGATATAGAGAAATGCATTTAGCAGTGTCTGCGTCAGGCGGTAACGCTTCATGATTCCACCGCCTTTTGCACCCATGCTTTCTTATCCTTATCCCATGTCAAGCCAAGTTCGGCAATCCTCTCTTTTGCCATTGCTCCGATCTCTGACTTGCTTGTAATCTTATGATTAAGTTGATTTAGTTTTTCGGCAAAAGCATTCGCTGTTTCAATATCATTGATTTCTTCAACGAGTTTTGCCCCTTGCCCCATCACCCTCACATAATCTTTCTTCTCAGATTCGAAGAACTCCGCATCCTTGGCGATATTCGCACGTGCCTCGTCAAACAGCTTGGTCAAAAAGTTATTTGCATCGGCAGGTCCAAGGGTTGAAATTTCGCGGACGCCCGTAATTCCGTAAGAACCTTTCGCGTGGAAATGTTCTTGTGAACTAAAACCAATCCTGCGCTTGCCTTGTTCATCGACAAACATGAAACCGCCAAAGTCCGCAGGCTGCCATACAAGATTTTTCGCAGACCCCTCACACAAAATTCTGTTAACCTTGAAATCTTGACCGCCTTGCTTCTTCATTTCCTCAACACTATGAAACAAGAATACGATGTTTTTCTTGTAGACATTTATCAATCTTCCTACAAAATCATTGAACATCTTCTTGACCGCACCATGGCCGCGTATTGATATAGTTCCGTCCGCTTGTCTATTTACCTTGTCGGCGGCAATAGCGACACGTTGCATTAAACTTATTAATGCACCACCAGTATCAATGACAACTGTTTCACATTCTTTGAACTCGTCACTTTCCAGGTCTACAAGCAACTCCGCGTAATTGTCTACCTGCGTCATGATGGAACGGTGCCGCGCTGATACTCGCTCCATTCCCCTATCTAGGTCAATTGTGAATGGTTTTGGTGCAGATTGCGCTACTGTCGTCTTTCCTATCCCTGTCTCTCCATAGATAATGGCATAGAACTTCTTACAATCAAAATTCATCTCACTTGGTTTAACGATTGGCATAATTTCCCACCTCCTTTTCTTTAAAATTTCCGTGCGGCGTTAACCCTTTCCTTAGGTTGTTCGCCACGTTTCTCCTGTCTTCATTGCAATGCACGCAAAGTCCCTCGTATCTTTTATCTCGAATGACATCCTTGCAAATATCGCATCTAAGTAATTTGCATTTACTCACTCACTGCCTCCTCTATTAATTCGTCCATAAAGGGTTCAATGCCAAAATCATGATCATCGCACTCGTGCGCATTGCATGTGTCACTACATGCGCCATTAATGCAAAAGCACATCATGCCACCTCCCTGTCGCCAAAGATTTGTTCAAGCAGCACATCCTCGTAATTCGGCGACTCGAACCAAAGCACATCGCCAACCATCTCTATATTTGCATCAAGTTTGCCCGCGCGGATTTGTGTCGCGAGCTTCGATCGAGCTGCAACATTGGCAACTTCGCCATCGTACATGATGGTCCGCATGTCAATCATGGAGCTAACGAGCGCGTCTTCTGTGGTTGTTGCCATTGCCGTGCCGCCCATGATTGCGATTTTAAACTTTTTCATATTTTCCCCTTTAATTTATTTTGTGAATTTCGTTTGACATCCTTAGTTTAGGGGCGTAAAATAATGGTGGATTAGGTGTTATTTTACGCCTTGATTAACCGCTTCGGCGGTTTTTTCTCGCTTCTCTACGAACTCTCGGACCGCTTGCCTAACTGCCTCTGGTCGCGTCAGCCCCATTGCAATCTGCGCGCATCTGAATCGTTCTTTAAGTGACTCATGTATTGTTACTGCAAATGGCTTCATTTTGTTTTTACGAGCCCACTCACTTTGCCGACTTTCTGCCATCTTTTACCTCCTTTTAATTAAAATTTCATCTCGGGTGTTTAGTGCCACCCCCAAGTGTGGCTGGATGAGTAATCCGACGAACTCTTGCATTGCACCTAGCGCCTTTCCGAACTTTTCAAGTTCTTCAATTCGCATTTCCCTTTGCCTGAGCTGTTGTTGCATTTGTGTGATTGTCACATAATGCAATCTCGCCTCACCCCTCAGTCGCTCGTTCTCTTGAACAAGTTCCTGTATTTTTTGATGTGTCATTTTTCTTCACCTCCCCTTAATCGCCAGTTGCGAGTTTCGCAGTCTAGCCGATTTCAGGGTCTCTTTTCAAGACCGAAAAGAAAAACGCCACCATTTCTGGTAGCGTTGTTTGTTATTCTAGCATTTTCTTTCACGAAGCTGTATTGCGCGATTGTCTGCTTTAACGAAGTTGC